TTCCATGGTTCAGCTGCGTCTGGAGCGACGATGAAAACTACTGCTGGTGACTTAATCTTAAAGTCTGCAAGTGTTGAGGGACTAAGGATACAATCAACAACAGGCAACGTCGGCATCGGGACGACTACGCCCGCTTGGAAATTAACAGTGGGAAATGGATTATATGTTGATGGAAAAGGAACGATTGGAGATTTAACGGCGACTTCAACCTTGACCGCGCCTGCGGGATTTGGGGGAAGGTCTATGACTGTTAATGGAACTGCGTTAGACGCGGATGCCGAACTTTACACCGAACCTCTCGCTTCTTTTAATATCGGTTCTTCCACGATGTCCACGACCACGGGAACTTTTATGGGAAAGAAAATTCCAATCGCTTCAACTATTACGGGAGTCGCTTGTGATACTGATGTGGGAACTTCAACGATTCAATGCGATATACGAAATTCAGGAACTCCCAATACCGCAGGGACGAATATCTCTAATGGAGGATTTCAATGCGGTTCGGGAGCCGGACAAACGGCTTCCACGACAATCGCTTCAACCGCCATAACTGCTTTGCAGACTATAAACTGCAACATTCCCGATGCTTCGCCAGTGGGAGGAACGAAGCCGAGCATTATTCATATTTATATTTATGGGACGAAAAATGATTGATTTTATTAAAAAATTCAAAAAGTGGCTGATAGGAATTTTTATCGGAGGAGTGGCTCTGGCGGCGGGAACTTCTTTTATTCCGACCCGCGCGGATATACTCGGCGCGATTCCCGCTTCTTTTTTCATGGGAGAACAGAATGTTTCTATCGCCTACACCGACAAAACAGATGGAGAAGATTTGATAATAAAGAGCGATAAGCAGATATACGATTCAGACATTATTTATTTTTCCGTTTCAAATGTTTCATCTAAAGACCAAAATGTCCAAATCGCTTTTTTCGCCAAATGGGATTTAAAAAGCGTGAGGAGATTCGTCAGAAACGATACACAAATGACTTCTTCGCGGCTCATTCCCGCTAAAGGAACAACCACTCAAGAGATTATTCCTTCCGGCATAAAAACGATTCCCGTATGGGAAGACATCCAAATTTTAAATAAAAGTTTTTCTTATTTTATAAGGTCGGGCGAAACGATTTTTTTTCAGGCGGAATCGGATTATTCAAAAGCCATCGCTTCTTTGCCAATGAAAGAAAGACTGACCGCGAGACAGATTGATTTAGGCGAGTGGTTTATTAAGGCGACAGGAAGCGAATCTGTCGGTGAATTAGACCCCTCAACGCTTCTTAATAACCTCGTTTCTTACTGGAAATGCGATGAAACATCGGGGACTGCCCTCGCCGATTCCGTTACTACGAATAATTTAACGACCAATGGAACGGTTAATCAAACTGGAATTATAGGAAAGGCGGTTCATTATACGAGAAACAGTTCGCAGTATTCTTATAAAACCGACACTGCTTCGCTTTCAATCACGGGAAACATTTCCATTTCAGCTTGGATAAAGTTGGATTCCAAACCGAGCGACTCGTCAGGCAAGTTTGTAATAGCGGCTAAGTATGATGTTGACGCTTCGCCTAGTTTCGGATATGCCTTCCGAATTGAAGATGCCAACCATCTGCAACTTATCTACGCCGATAGTTCAGGCAATTACACAAGCAAATACACCGATTACGCATTTTCTAATCTCGGAACTTGGTATCACGTTATCACAACCGCTATCGTAAGTTCCAAAGATATTGCTCTTTATGTGAATAATGAAATAAAAGATGGAACTTATCCGGGTCAAAACGCTTCTTCTATCGGGGATAACGCCGCTGCTTTTGAAGTCGGAGCGACCGTTAACGGAGCGGGGCAATACGGATTATTCGACGGGCTTATAGACGAGGTTGCCATTTGGAACAGGGTTTTGACTTCAGATGAAGTGGCGGCTCTTTATAATAACGGAGCCGGTTTTCAATATCCGTTCGAGGCCGGCGGAGGAGGAGGTTGGGAATTTTATGAGGTTGATTAAATTTATGAACAAAGGACAAAGTTTATTATTAGCGTTGATAGGAGCGGGGGCGACTATACTCGTGCCGATTTTTGGATACATTTTTTACCAGCAAAGCGGAACGGATTCGAAAGTAATTGAACACGAAAGCAAGATTTCCGCGATTGAGGTGAGAATAGAAAGGATACCGATAATTGAACAAAAACTGGATAAATTATTAGAAAATAGAGGGATTAAATTTGAGAAAGAATGAATAACAAATTAAAAATTTCAATAGCAACTTTGGCAACTTTGGGAGGAGGATTTGTTACAGGAACACAAATTAACAGGCCGGAATGCGCCTATGTGATAAAGGCTGCACAAGAGATTTGTATAACGCAGGAACAGGCGGACGCAATTATAAAATCAATGGAAACTTCTACAGAAAAATTTGGATTTGGTGGAGCAAAATTTAGCAATCCAATAATAATAAAAAAGTGATTATACTCGACACAATTCGTGGATTAAGTGATTCAAAATTTAGTGGAATTTTGGGTTCTGTTTTTGCCTGTGTCGGTTTGGATTTGCACGGCACGCCAGGTCTTTTGAAAGTTCACCAGAAACTTACGAAAGAAACCTCCGGAACGGAACCGGATGAATTTTGCAAAGTGAAGGTTGCTTGTTCAAATGGATATAGTTTTTGGTTTTCTTCCACTTCGGGGAAGATATGGGCGCGGACTTCGGCCGGAGTTTGGAGTTTGGCGCATACTACGACCGGGACCGGTGACGACTGGTGTTTAGGCGCTATGGAATATAACGGATTTATCGTATGGGCAACTCCAAGCAGAATACATTTGATCGCCGTCGCAAATGCCGATGACGCTTGGGCTTCAACCGTTCAGGATTGGGCTACTTTCACAAACGCGGATACTTCGTGGCACCCGATGTGCATCCAAGATTTAACTCTTTGGATTGGCGATGGAAAATATCTTGCCTCTATTGGTTCAACTATAAGCGTCACACCCGGCACCGGATTTACAGCTAATGCTTTAGATCTGACAAGCGGTTATAGAATCAAATGTTTAAAAAAATACGAGGAAGATATTTTAATAGGGACTTTTATAAACTCGTATGTTAATACTGCCGAACTTATCCGATGGGATCTGGTTTCCTCGTCTTGGAACACTTCTGATCCGATAGAGGAATGTGGAATCAACGCTTTTATGGAAGATGATAATTATATTTACGTTCAAGCTGGACTCGCGGGAAATTGGTATTTTTACAACGGCTCACAGCTTGAGCCGTATAAACGAATCCCCGGAGATTATTCGGCCGCGAAATACGGAGAAGTATATCCGGATTCTGTCGGGAATTTTATGAACAGACCTATATTTGGATTCAGTAATGGCGCGGGTAATCCGGCCCCGCAGGGAATTTACACATTGGGAGGATATTCAAGAGATTATCCGAAAGTAATGGATTTGTCTTGGGTGATTTCTGAAGCAACGACGTCAAGCATTGAAATCGGCGCTGTTATGGTTGCCGGTTTTACTCTACTTGTTGCGTGGAAAAACGGAGATAGTAAAGGAGTTGACGCTATTGATTGGTCAAACAAATACGCCTCTGCTTATTTAGAGACTATGATGCTTTTTCAGGACAAAAGGGATGTTTCAAAAACATTAAAAAAGGTGGCTTGTTTTTATAATTCACTGCCGGCTTCAACCGGGATTACTTTTTCATACGATGTTAACGGGGCAGGTTATGTCGCCATGACTTCCGTCACCAATTCACTTCTTAACGAAATTGCCGCGGATTTAAGTGTTGGTAATGTCGGTTCACTTCAAATAAAAGTCGCATTTACCGTTTCTTCAAATGATGCGCCGACTTTAGAAATACCTCTTGCGATAGAGATCGATGGGTTAGAGTAAAATAAAAATATGGGATACATAGAGCAAAAACCATTACCACAGAAAAAACCAAAACAACTCTTTACGGATCTGCGGAGTCTTTTGTCAAAAATAGGATTTAAAGTTATCAATGGCGCGATTCATTCTTATAACTATGTCGCCAATTCCGCAGGTTGGAAATTGACTGATAATGGAGATTTCGAGGCAAATTCAGGAACTTTCAGAGGAAATTTAGTCGCTAATTCAATAGATATTCCCGATACCACAACCGCAAATTCTTTTCACGTCAATAATACCGGCGATGCTTGGTGGGGAGCGGCGGCAATAGGTTCGGCAGTGGCGAAGGTATTAAAAACAGGAGTTGCTTATTTTACGGGATGTGTAATTGATGGAACTTCCACTATTGATGGAAAGACAGCAACTGGATTTTCAGTTGTGGTTGATGATGGTGTCGCCCCAGCCTCACCCACAGGACTTACAGCTTCCGCAGGCATTCAATCCGTATTTTTAAAGTGGACTTGGAATACTGAAACGGATATGGACCATTACGACATTTACCGTTATACCGCAGATACACAGGCTTCGGCGGTTAAAATTGCTTCGGTAAAAGTCAATATGCTTTTTGATTCAGGACTGACCGCCGCCACTCCTTATTATTACTGGATTAAAGCGATTGACAGAAAAGGCAATGCTTCGGGATTCAATGCTTCGGCAGGAACGACCGCTACGCCACGAAATGTGGGGGAATCGGATGTTTCAGATGGCGCAATCACGGTAAATAAAATCAATGTTGCTCAACTTTCCGCCATTGCCGCCGACTTGGGAGCAATCACAGCAGGAACAATAGTTTTACCATCTGGCGGATTAGTTCGTTCTGGACAGACTGCTTATGATACTGGAACTGGTTGGTGGATTGGAAACGATGGCGGAACTCCGAAACTTTCAATAGGTAATTCAGCAGGAAATAAATTGATTTGGGATGGTTCAGCTCTTTCTATAGTAGGATTGCTTCTAAATGTTACAGGAGTAGCTGCTTCAAATACTTTAGTCGCAAGCGCAGATACCCAAGAAGCGATAGGAGGAACCAGTTATTCGCAAGAAAAAGAAATAATAGTCAGGTTAGGAGGAACAATAAGAATCAAATTTGATTTAAGAGGCGACCCAAATAATGTAGGAGAACAGGGTAGGGGAAAAATCTATGTTAATGACGTGGCAGTAGGAACGGAAAGAGCCAATAGTGAAGTTGTTGATTTTATAACTTATTCTGAAGATATTACTGTCGCACCTTATGATAATGTCCAACTTTGGGGAAGGACTCAAAGCGGAAACCCTTACTCTCAAATAAAAAATTTCCGCATTTATTACGATATTACATCTTTAGAACAAACAACGGTTACAGAAGATTAAAAATTATTAACAATAAAAAAATAAAATGGCAACATACAAAGTCCCTTATCAAAACCTTGAATTTAATATCCCGGACACGGGACAGGTATTTCGGTATCCCAATGACCCTTATGCTGTTTATGTAAGAGAAGGAAATACAATCAAGGCATATAGTTTAATGGCTTTGGGTGGAGGACAGAAAGCAGGTGAACATGCAAGCGTAAGTGAAAGCAAAGGAAGAGAAATATTAAAATCCAAATACGGATTGGATTTTGAATCTTTGCCTACTTTTAGTGGCGCGGACGCGCAGACAGCTTTAGGAGGGGCAACGGCCGGCGACTGGGGCGCGTTCAATCCGACAACGCCGACTTCCACCGGAGAAGTAATAACCAAATCCATTTCGCCAATCAATCCGCAGGGAGCCGATATTACATCTTCTCTTACGGGAGCAATATCAAAAAGTCCTTCTATCCAGGAAAATCTGGCCAGAGCCGGTGCAACACCAGAACAACAAGCACAAATTGCCGCAGGAACACAAATCGGTCAACCGACTCAAATATCTCCCGAATTAAAAGCGCAGATTACACCGGAAGCAAAACCGATAACCACTCCTGCAACCTCTCAATGGCAAACTCCGGAGCAGAGAACAGCAGTGGAAAAAGCCACGGGCGCGCCTATTCCCAAAACCCCGACATACGCTCCGGGAACTCCTACGGCTTTGATAGGTCAGACTGATCAGCAAGCCAACGCAGACATGCAAAAAGATTTAGCCACTATAAACGCTCAAGCGCCCACAGGCACGACGGATTATAATAAAATGTTCGCAAGCGTTGTTTCCTTATTAAGCGAACAAAAACCGCCGACAGCGCCGAGCATGGTTACAACCGGCAAACAATTACTTGCAGATTTGAATGTGGGAACTTTAGAGGGAGATTTAGCCGCAAATGATGTTAGAAGGGCTCAACTCGATGCTTCTTGGCAGACTACTGAATTAGAGGAAGGAGGCCGACTTGTTTCTATGGCACAAATAAGAAAACGCCAAAGTGCTTTAGGAATTGAATATCAAAGACAGAAAGGCGAACTGGAAGTGGAAAGAGCAAGGATCGTAGGTCAGTTGAATATGAAATACAATACCGTGGAAATGATGATGAAATGGACTGGCCAAGATTACGAAACGGCAAGCAAGGAGTATCAGAATAAGATTACTAATGCAATCAACCTTACGAATTTAATTAAAGGAATCAGCGATAGCCAGAAAACCGATCAGGAAAGGCTTACGGATAATGCGAGAGCAAATGGACAAATTATTATAGATCTTATCAAGGGCGGGAATATCAATCCCGATACTGTTCCAGAATCAACAAAATTGGAATGGAATAATATTGAATTGCAGGCTGGTTGGCCAAAAGGGTTTTTGAGTCTCGTTAGTAAAACCGTAACGGAAACTATTTCAAATATAGATTCCTATACAAATGCCGACGGCCAACGCGTGAATAGTATTATGACGAAAAACGCGGATGGAAGTTATAAAGTTACCGAAATAGTCGGCGGCGATGTGGAAACTAAGCCAACCAAAGCGACTATTGATGCTGGTATCAGTTCTATTATTACAGGATTAGAAAAAACGAAGGGGAAAGATGGATTTTATGACCCGGATAAATATGTCGCAGCCCGCAAGGCTTTCCAGGCAGAATATCCCGACGCCAATATAGGTGATTTGGATAAGGCGGTTGCAGATATGTTTAGCCCAGCAGCATTAGTAAGGTTAAGAACGGTTTATGGTTTAACCTTGGGTGGAAATGTATAATTATGCTTCAAGATGAATTAAATAAAATCTTCGGGGGAACTTCTGTGGAAACAAAGCCAAATGTTCCGCAAACTTTTCAACAGAAAATAGATACCATTTTTGAACCGCCTGTCCCCGCACCAACCGAACAAGAAAATCAGGGGATTTTGTCAAAGATTATAGGATTTTTTAAACCGGAAGAACCCGAAACTCAGTTGACACTTCAGCAAGAAGCGGAAAAATACCAGAAAGAAGCGGAATCTTATAAGGGCATTAAAGGAATTGTCAAAGCCGGAGAAGAAATGATTAGCGGCGCTATTTCGGATACTTCAAAAAAACTTTCTTCTTATTTTAACGACTATGTTATAAATAAACCGGCTGAATTGTATTTAAAAATAGGCAATAATGCACAGACTTATCAAAAACTCACAGAAATCATTGATTACGGAACGGTTGGCGGAAAGGATGTTTCACCATTTGTAGATATATCGGTTAAAACTGGTGCAGAGATAACCAGAAAACTCGCTTATGGAACGCAAGCGATAAGTGGTCTTACTGGGGGAATTATTAAACCAGAAACAACGGCGCCACAAGACATTGTTGATAAAATTGTTTCAGACTTCTCTTATGCCATAGGAACAGTAACCTCATTAAAATATCTTTCCGCCGGACTATTCGCTCTTGGAACAAAACCGGTGGCAATACAAAATTTCATAAAGTCCTATCCGACATTGGCGAAACACGCCTTGCCGTTTTTATCAACCATCGGCGCTTTTAATATTTATGGACAACTAAGTCCTGAAGTAAGCGGAGTAAAAGAACGTTTGAAACGGATGGCTTTTGATACGGCATTAGCCGTGCCTTATTCGGCTTTGGGATATGTAAAGCAGGCCAAGTTTTCCGTGCCGGCCGCTTTCGGTTTGGGATTCGGATTGACTAAATTAAGCGGAGGGACAACCGAAGACGCTTTGATAAGCGGATTTGTGCTTGGCATGCTTGACGCTTCGGCAAGGGCCGGAGGCAAAGGTTATCAATTTATAGAAGGAAGAAAAACCGAAAAGATTTTAAGAAATGAAGCCGCCGGAGTTTTGGGAGTAAAGCCAGACGCGGATTTTGAAACTATCAAAAAAGCCAGAAATGAAATGGCGAAGATTTATCATCCCGATGTCGGAACAAAACCGGACAATCAAAAAATGGCACAGGTGAATAATGCTTATGAATTTATGACAGGCAAGTCTAAATCTTTTCAAGCAAAAGCAGAAGAAGAATTATCAAAGGCGAAACAGAAACAAGCCGAAGAAATGGGAGTGAGATTGATAGAGCAAAAACCGGAAATCATTGAAATGGCTCCCGAGGTCCCGAATCGTCCCGGCCCGGCAGAAATAGCGGCGGGCAGAATTGAACGCAGACTGGTAGGAGAAGAAAGGTTTAGAAAAACGGAAAAAGGCACAGAACTTTTGAAACAGAGATTGACTAAAGAACAAGAATTAGCCAAACGCAAAACAGAAGAAAAACTCGCCGAGGCGATATTCGCGCCACCAAAGAAAAAACCAATTTCAGAGGAGATTGTAAAGCCGAAACCTGCCGAAATCAAGCCAGAAAAGCCTAAAGAGGTCATAACACCCATCTCCGAGGAAATAATCGTGCCACGGGCAGAGAAAGTGGCAAAACCGCCTATCGTAGAGGAGGAAAGGCCAATTCACCCTACATTATTGGCAATGAGAAAGGCAATTTTACCAGAATATAACACTGATAAAGAAATATCCTCGCTTGATGCTTTTGTTGATAAAATAAGAGAACTTAATCCGAAAGATGAAAGCGATACAATTTATATCAAGGACGGATATAAATACGAAGCGACAGTTTCTTATCCGCACTCTCTCGGCGAAATGGGAAATCAGACAGATTTTGTTTATAAAGAAAAACCCACAATAGAACAAATCAAAAATGATGTTTTGGATCTTTACAAAGAATTTAAAACCGATATTAATAAACCACTTGGAATTACTGGCATAGTAGCCAAATCCGGCCGGGACGAAAACATTGAGAAAGCGATTGACAGAGTTTTGGCGCTAAAAGAAAAACCGGTCCCCGAGATCCGGGAAAAGAGATTTATCGCCAAAGAAGTTGAAGTTGAAGGACAAAAAAATCTACGCATTTACGATACACAAGAAAAAAAGTTTGTTGGCAGGTTCTATCGTCCGAAAGAAAAAGAACTTTTGAATGAAGAAATTAAAAAGTGGGAATGGACTGTATCGCCAGAAAGAGTAAAACCAACCCCTGAAATCGCCGAAGTTGTGCCAACAGAAACTCCGGGTGGAATACCGATTGAGTATAGGCCGGGGAAAATTGTCAGTCCAGGTGGAGTATTTGAGGTAGTGGAGAAAGGATTTGTTGAATTAAATATGGATCGCTTGCCGATTGAAACCGACCAAAAACTTCGAGAAATTAAACAAAATTTAGAAACGCAGTTAAATGACGAAACCAAAAGCGAGGAGTTTCTTGAAATCGTGGAAAATCAGTTGGATGCGGTTAACGCAGAATTGGAAAAGCGCGGGTTGATTGATGTGAAAGCGATGGAAGAAGACTGGAAAGATTATAAACCAGTAACCGATGAAGATTACGAGGCGGGACTTGAAAAAGAAGGCGATGGTGAAGCAAAATTTGATGATAATAAACAAGTATTTCATACAACTAAAACCGATGAATACACCCCAACCGCCGAAACGAAAGCAAGAGTATCGGCCATTGAAGAACCAAGAAGCCAGTTGGGATATGTTATCAATCTTATCCGGGCTGGAAAGATTGTTCCTGAAAATTTAAGAGGAATAATCGATGAATATAATACGCAATCCGCGCAACAAATCGGCGAAGAAGTTGTTAAGGATTTAGGCAACGGAAAATATGAATTACTTATCAGCGAAGAAGCATTAACCGAAGAAGCATTGGACGAATTTTATCCGCCAGTGCTTTATAAAGATGCCGATCCTGCAAAACTTCAGGAAGGATATGGCATAGAGGTTGGAGATTTTAAGAAATTGGATATTGTGAAATTTACTACATCGCAGGGAGAAAAAATGGGGCTTTTAAAAAATATTTATGATAACGGTAGGGCAATTGTGGAAATGTCCGCTGGAGAAGTTGAGGTTGATATGTGGTCTTTAAAGAAACCTTCAAAACTTACAAAAGAACAGGAAAAAATCAAAGAGGGTGTATTTCCCGAAGAAAAGATAGGACAGAAATTTGAATTGACCACCGATTTTATGCAGAAGAAAGGAATAGAACCGCCACCGGAAAAGCCCGCAAAAGTCAAAAAAACTCCAGCGAGGAATATTCAAAGCAAGATATTTGATATTGTTAAAATTGCGACGAGTAAAAGATTACCAATGATTGAAGGTATAGCCATTTTGAAAAATAAAATAGTCGCCACTGATTTGGAATTTTCTGTTGAATACACCGCCAGTAGAGAAATAGGAGAGATTGTTTTACCGCCGGATGCTCTTAAAGGAAAAAGCATAGAGGAAGTAATGATAGAGGGAATGTCAGGAAAGGTTGGTGGAGTTGAGATTAAAGGAACTTCTATAGAGGAATTTCCTCTTATTCCCGAGGTAAAAGCCAAACCGCAGTTTCGTGTTATTTCGGACAGATTGATAGAAGGATTAAACAGAACAATTAAAGCCGTTTCGTCAAGCGAAATGAGACCGGAACTCGCTTCGATACTTATTAAGAACGAAGGAAATCAATTAAGAGTGACGGCAACCGATTCATTTCGTTTGTATCAATTTTATATTCCGGCAAAAATAGAAGCAGATTTTGAAACGCTATTGCCTGGAAAGTCGGCGGAAAAACTTTTAAGAGTGCTTAAACTGGCCAAGCCCGAAGACGCCATAAATGTTTCCATAGATGATAAATTTATTCAATTTCAGTTCGGCGATTTTAGAATAGTAAGCAGGATAACTGACGGAAAATTCCCCGAATACGAAAAAATCCTTCCGAAAGAAATAAAAAATCATATTACCGTCAGCCGGGAAGAATTGCTGAACGCACTGAACGAAACACCCGAAACCAAATTAAATGACATAACTTTCAATCTTGACGAGAAGAACAATAAAATAAATCTTTCCTCAAAGACAGATGAAATTACTTTTAATAGAGAAATACACGCCGATTTCAAAAAGCCGGAGAAAGTATCAATGAATCAAAATCTTTATTTGGTGATGCAGATAAAATCTGAAGGTAAAGGTAGGGGTATTGTTTTCAACAAAAACTATCTAAAGGATTTCCTGAAAACATCCACGGCCGAACAGATTGATTTGTTTAATGTCGTGCAAGGAACCGCACCGATGTTAATGAGGGAGCAATCTTTGGGTCTCGGGGAATTTGTCAGAGAAGGTGCTTTGAATTACGGTGAGAATACACTGAACGAATTGCAAAAAACTCCCGCATTAAGAAAATCAAATGTCAGATTGAAACTAAAGGAATCGGGATTTTTCTACGCAAAAAGTTTTCAGATAGAATCAGCCAACGATGTAGCCGACATATTTTCCGAATTGAAAAGAGAGGCCAGAGAAAAAGTATTTTTTCTGAATCTTACCAAAGACGATAAAGTGATAAACGCAAGTCTTATTTCTATCGGAGATGTGGATAGTTCAATGTTAAATCCATCAGAGGCGATTAAACCCGCCTTGCTCTCAAAAGCAAAGAAAGTTTATTTTATTCATAATCACCCATCCGGAGATACTACTCCATCGGAAGCCGATCTTATGTCGGTTGCAAGATTAAAGGAAACATTTAAAAGTTCGGGGATTGAATTTGCGGGGGGAGTTATTATCAATCATACGGAATATGGATGGATTCCCAAAGAAGGTGGTGGAGAAGTTATCAAATATACTCCGCGAATACCAAGACTTGTGATTCCAACTATCCCCAAAGAACTTGAACCATTAGCTCAAGAAGCCCGTAAGTATAAGAGTGCGGAGGAGTTTGTGAAAGCACAGGAAAATAAATCAATACCTGAAATTCTTGATGATATTATAAATACCAAAACTGCCGAAAATCAAAAATATATTAGAAATGCTATTAGAATTGTAGAAAGTGAATTAGAAACTGGTAAATATAAAGTAGATACCATTCAAGATTTATTAGATGAGATTATAGGCAGAAATAAATTTGAGTATATAAGAATTGCCGCAAGAACAGTAGAAAATAATTTGTTAACTAAACCTCAACTTACTAAAATCTACACCCAAACCACTAAAGGAATAAAAGAAGTTAAGCCGGAAAAAATCCCAATCACCGAAATAGAACAAATTATACAAGATGAAAACTTTGTTAGCGAAAATAATCAGGTGCGTGATCCGGGGGCGATTGCGCGTTTCTTTTCTGAAACGATCAATTCTGATGTTCCGACAATTTCTTTAATAGGGTTAGATAGTAGAAATAAAATCAACGGTTATCAAATCGTGGCGCGAGCTTTTCGTAATATTACCGGAATAAAGAAAAAAATTACGGAATTAGTCGCTAAAACAAATTCCGGGGGAATAGTGATCGCTACCAATTATCAGCCGAATATAACAGCAGAAATTCCAATAATGGAAATTCAGAGATACGCAAATCTTCTCGGAGTGGATTTTGTGGATGCGGTTTTTGTCCAAAAAGACGGAACATATAAAAGTTATAAAGCGATGAACGTAGTAGAACAATATTATAGTCGTGTTTCCGAAAATATCGCAAACTACGGAGAATTTACTCCCGAAGAACAGGCGGTTATCTTGGCCGTGCAAGAAGGCAGACCGATTCCTGTTGAACTTTCTGATGCCGTGAAATCCTTACAAGAGAAAGGCGTAATCCAATCAGCTCGGGCAAAAGTGCCGAGAGCCGTCAAGGAAAAAGTGCCGGCAGAACCGATGAAGCCCGGCGAAGTGATTGAAAAATACGGATTGCGGTTAAGGAGATTGCAACAATCGGTCCCGCGACCCTATGTTCTTTCTTATTCCACCGGTATTTTAAAAAGAATAAAAACTTTCGCAACATTGGAAGAAGCCCGCAGAAGATTTGACGCTATGGCTGATATAAGAAAAATGGGTAGGGAAAAACGAGGAATCTTGCCTGAAGAACTGCAAGCCACAAAAGAGCAGAAAGCAGAAGCCCATATCATAGCGGGCCAAAAAGATATTACCGATATTCAATTCGCGAAATTCGCAAAAGCATATACCGGCGTGGATTCAATGCTCAAAATGACTCCTGAACAGGCGGACGTGTTTATTGAAATGCTTAAAAAAGTTAAAGAGAAATTTGGAGGAGGAATCACAATACCTAAAACAAAAGTGTTGGTCACGGAAGAAATAGCAGAAAGAGAATTTAAACGTGTAGGATTACTTGATTTGTTCAAAACTCCTTCATTCACTTTTAGAAAAATTGGCGTAGGGAAAGAAATCGCTCCTGTTTTTGCGGGAGACAAAGCCAAAAAAGAATTTATCGCTCAAAAAGTAACGGAAATCAAAAAATGGCAGAAATCTTTGGGAGTAAGCGAAAGTTTAATGATGCTCGTGAAAGGCAAGAAACGTATGACCGAACAGTCAGAACGGCTTTTTGAAGCGATCAATAATCCGGAAAAAGATATTAAATTATCGGAGAAAGAAGCGATGGTCGTGGATAAAGCAAGAATGATGGCGAAGGAAACTGCCGATATGGTTGACGAAGCCAGGCAGGGTATGGGGCTTGAACCAATGAACAGGCGGGAAAATTATATTACCAACCTACTAACCGACGCTGCCAAGTTTATTATTCAGGAAACGAAAACTCCACCCAACGAACTATTCGCGGTTTTGTCAGAAAGATTCCCGGCCGGGGCATTCAATAGATTGCTTTTGCAGAGAAAAGGCGGATTGCCGATTAAAAAAGATTTTTGGAAAGCGTTAAAAGCGATGGTGAGCATTCACGGACGATACATTCATTTATCTCCGCCGGTTCGGGTATTCGAAAGATTTATGCGTTTCTATGGAGATAAAATTCCTTTCTTATCAAGAGTCTATATGAAAGGCAGATTAAACAGATTTCTCGGCCGGCCCGGGAAGATTGATACATACTTAAAAGGCCTTGATGAAGCGATAGTTAAAGCGCTTACGCATATTCCTGGATTAAGCAAGCCAGTTGAAGTTGAACTGCAGAATGGAATTACAGAAGTGCTTGAAATTCCGAAAAGTTTTGTGCCGACGAGATTGGCAACAAAAGCTTTGCCATTTAATAAAATGCTTCGCTATTGGGTTGATCTTTCCGGATCTCTTCCTTTTTATGCCGTAAACTTAACGCAGTTTTGGATAAACACGATTCCGAAACTCCGGGGAAATATGATTGATGTTTATAGAAGCGCTTTCGCCGGCTACGGGCAAATGCTTATAGACTTTTTCCGGCCTTCAAAATGGGATTACTGGCGAGAACAAGGCGTGCTTACGGAAATGGATAATGTAATTGATAATGAGTTTAACGCGGCAGGTGGCAGAATAGGCGGATTGCTGAACTTATTCGGAAAACTTTCCGAGTTTAATAACCGTGTCGCCTCCGCTTTAGCCGCCACAAAAAATATGGAATTGCTTGCGAGAAAGGGAAAATTTGCACAATTATATCCGGAACTTACGGATGCTTTTGGAGAAGAAGCAAAAACATACGCAAGAGACATTTCCGATATGACGCAATTCAGATATGGTCTTACGGAAAAACCAGTTATTTTTGATAACCCTATCGGAGATCTTTATTACCAATACAATACTTTTACGATCAAGCAGGCCGAATTTGTAGCCGAGATGTTAAGAAATCAGAGAACGCGGGAATTGCTAAAAGATTTTAAGAAAGCGAGGGAACAAGGAAAAACAAAAGAATTTATCTCCGACTTGCCAAAAGGTGAACGCGGAGAATTTATCAGATTCTTATTGAATGCCGCTATTCTGGCTTATCCTCTTGCCTTATTGGGTTTCGGAATTTTTGAACTTGTCGGCAAATCTATGGTGCCGAGTTTTCTTGAAGGATTAAGCGATATTGCGACCGGCCTATGGGATGGCGATTCCGATAAAATTAAAGGAGGCGTATTGAAGATAGCGATTCCGCCTTCTTTGCAATGGGTGTTAAACGCAAAATTCCCGACACCCCGGGCCATAAAAGAAGTTGAGTTGATAGAAATGGCATTGGAAGGCGGCGGAGAATTAAGAACCGCTACTGGCAAACCGAAGGAAAAATTGACCGAAGAACAGGCGGTTAGAAGATTATTTTTAGGCGGCCGATCTCCCGAGCAAAGATTAAATCAATCAGGTTGGGATACTTTTAATTCCTTGCAAAACAAATACGACAATATGAGAGAAGAAGCAATGAATCTCTTGGCCGACGGAAAGAGAGAAAAAGCCCGCGAAATGGTTCACGAATACAATATAAAAGCAAAAGAGAAAGTTCAAGAAATGAAAACCGATTATGCCGATATAACCGATTTGATACTTCAAGAAAGGATAAAAGCGGCCTCAAAGAGTTTGATTGTCAGCACTACTGATTTCAGTAGGTGGATAAAAAGCGTCAAATGAGAGAGGCGATAATCCAAATAATGCCTAAAATACCTGCGATTTTGGCAAGAGATTTGAAAATGAAAAAGTTAAGATTGTCTTCCATGTTATCTTCCATAATTTACCAAATATCATTATAATTAAAATAGGTCAATATGATTAAACTACAATATCCTATTAAAGATTTCAAGTGGGGAAATAATATTAGTCAGTTGTTTGGAGTGAATCGGGATTTATATTATAAAAACTTTGGATTAGAAGGTCACAATGGACTTGATATATCTGTCGGTGGAGAAAAGCAAGGATATGGCGAACCGATATTGGCCGCTCACGATGGAATAGTTAAGGATTTAGTATATGAGACAGAATGGAAAACAAAAGGCAACGGAATTTATCTTGAAAGTTTAGACGGTTCTTTTAGAACTATTTACTGGCATCTTTCTGAAATTCAAGTAAGAGGTAATCAGCAAGTAAAACAAGGAGAAGTTATCGGCCTTATGGGCAACACTGGTTTTGTCCGGCCGGAAGTGACGCCACAATATCCCAGAGATGGAACGCATTTGCATTTTTCGGTGGCGATAAAAGGAAAGCAAAGCGAATACGGAGATTTCGTTGATCCCACTCCTTACCTGATAAGAGAAGGTGACCGGCTTCCGATTTACTTCGCGCGGGATTTGTATTACGGCCGCTCCGGAGATGATGTTTCTTTTTTACAAACATGCCTCAAATTAGAACTTGGAGAGGAAGTAGATTTTGAACCGATTGGATATTTTGGAGGAAAGACAATGACAGCAGTAAGAAAATTACAGGAGAAGTATTTCTTAACCCCAACCATAGGTTATTGCGGGCCAAAGACAAGACGTTTTCTGATAGAAAGATGGTCGGTATTTCCTTATGGCTATCTTTTAGGTAAAGCATTTGAAATCTAAAGGGATTTGGAGCCCCATTTATTAGTAATAATATTAGTAATAAATATGGAAAACGAAGTTAAAAAATGGTATAGCAGTTCGGTTAACCCGGCGAAAATATCGCTTACATTAAAAGCCTTAATCCCGTTGATTGTTTTTCTGCTTCCGATGTTCGGTTTTGTGGATATTACGCCCGACAATCTTAATGAGGTCATTGACGGTGTTGTTAACGTAATAATTGGTTTAGGTTCCACTATTACCGCCATCCTTTTCCTTTACGGCTTGGCTCGGAAATTCTTTGTGAGTAAATAACCTATTCCTACTAAACTTAAAAAGTTAATACTCGCTCTGGGAATAGGGCTGGTTGTGATTTTTTGCGATAGCAGTAGGACATTGGCCCAAGAGAGGTCATCTTACACCTCCGAGATAGCGAAGGTCATCGTGGAAGCGGAAAGTGGGGGAAGGAATGTGTGTAATACAAACGGATGCCGGTATGGAATCGGGCCGTTCCAGATAGTTCAATCCACCTTTGACGAGCAATGCGAAGGAAATATCTACAACGAAAAAGATAACCGGAGGTGCGGACTGCAAATGATTGAGGACGAACAATATTGGCGATGGGAGCAAAGCATGGAAGTCTGGCTTTATAAACTTCCGCCGAAAATAAGAGACTATGTTAAAATTAGATGCGAATGTATGTCAGCCGTAAGATTCTGGGGATTGGATATTCCTCTTAAAACGGATTTAAGCAAACTTGAAGGGAACACCGTCCCTGTAAAAGGAGCAGGGGTGATTTTGCAGTATCCGAAAAGCTGGCATATAGCGATAATAACTAAACTGATGGAGAAAGGATTTTTGGTAAAGGAAAGCAACTTCCAAAAGTGTAAAATAACGGAAAGATTTATCGAATGGAACAATATTGCAATTAAAGGATTTTATAAATAGGGACCCGTAGTTCAATGGATAAAGAACACCCTGTTGTCAACAGGAGTGATGGCTTGGTTCGATTCCACCCGGGTCCGCACGGATTTAATTCTGCCAAGTGGCAGGGTCGATGTTTTAGATCCTAACTCTGTATTTATAACAAGAGGCTACATTTGACAAAAATGTGGCTTTTTGTTGTGTTAAAATCTGTGGATAATTCTATTGACGGAATTTTACCTTTCACTTAGTATTCTTAATATATGAACAGACGCGAAACTAACCAAAGAAAAGGGGAAATTGCTAAATACCTCGCAAATGGCTTAAATCAAAAGGAAATTTGTAAATTAACGGGCATTTCAAAGCACTTGTTTTTCTATTATAAACGAAAGGTCGTAAAAGAATTGGTAAAGAAATAAAATGACACACAGCGAAATTAGAAATTTTTTAATAAGCAATTCTTACGAAGAAGAAACCCGTGACAAATTCCCTAAAGCAAAGTATTGGTTTTGGGCATCGGTCGTAATCGCGGGATTTATATTATTAGAGTCAATCGAACACTGGCTATAATGGACGTAATTATATTCTTTATCGTCGTAGTAATTTTAGCCGGTATGTTTAGAGAAAAATAAAAAAATGAAAAAAAAGAAATCACAACAGAAAAAAGTAAAAAGAGTTAAAAAAATTACTCACAAAAAACCGGCGTCAATAAGACGCCAGGAAGTAGTCGTGAAAGTTCAAACCCTACCGGTCCCTTTCACTCCAACCGCACTGGAACCTATTAAAGAAAATTCAAAATACTTTATTCCGGCGACTTGGGTTTCCGAGAAACAGGTTCTCCGGTTGGTTCAAAAAACTCCTCCACAATACATTCTCCGGCGTAAAGGAAAAGGCGGACAGACTTTTGATTATGTCACCGGCAATTATATTCAGAAAGTTCTTAACTTCACTTTCGGTTGGCTATGGGATTTTGAAGTAATCAATCAAGGACGGGAAGGAAATCTTGTTTGGGTTCTCGGAAAATTGACGGCCAAAAGCCAAAAGGGAGATACTATCACCAAAACACAATTCGGCCGGGCCGACATAAAATTCTATAAAGATAAACCTACGCAAGCCGTTGACTTCGGAAACGATTTGAAAGCGGCTGCCACAGATGCCTTGAAGAAATGCGCCTCTCAACTCGGTATCGCCGCCGATGTTTACGGAAAAAGCGAATACAAAGAAGAGGCTGGCGTTGAAATTCCTGATACTCCAGCACCGGTTAAGAAAGATTCACCGCAAATCTATGCCGAATGCCAAAATTGCGGGAATCCCATGTCTAAAGAGGAGGTAGAGTATTCAAAAAAGATGTTTAAAAAGCAACTCTGTCGAAGTTGCCAAGTAGAATTAAGAAAAAAATAAATATGAAATATAATACACCAAGCACATTGATGAAGATTTTTTCCGAGGAATTGGAAAAAGAAAAAAACGAAGGCTCATTTTCATTAGATACTGTTCTTTATATGTTAGCGTTAAGAATACTTGTAAAAGACGAGTTTGATTTAAGATGGCTTAAACAATTATTAAAAGTCAACGGTCATTTAAAAACAAAGCAAGACAAAATGGAATGGAAAGAAATTGAAGAAGATATTAAAGAAATAATTAAAGATAAATAAAATGGAAAAAGAAATATATCAGGGAACAATAAAAATCAAATTGGCCGGAGAGCATATCTATTACATCGCCAAAAAAGACAAAAAGGGTTTTTGGGGGCCGTGGGAAAGAAATACAGGTTGCACGACAATCGGTGGAATCAAAGATAAATCCGTTCCTTTGAAATTTTGGGTAGCCAAAATAATGGCAAAATTCCTTCACGCTATTCTCTGCGAGAGAGGAATTACAAAGTTTGATATTGACGCAGCCAAAACGCTTCATACTAAAAGACTTCAAGAAATCGGTTTAGTGGGGACGAAGATCCACGATTGGATAGAGGCTTATGTAAAAAAAGAAAATCCCCCAATGCCGGAAGAAAAGAATGTGATTATCGGTATTAACGGTTTTCTTGACTGGGTTAAGAAAAGCAAAGCCAAATTTATCGAAAGCGAAATAATAGTCTATTCAAAAAGATACGATTATTCCGGCAAAATTGACGCTGTGGCGCTTATAAACAACAAAAGATACCTAATTGACTATAAAACGGGAACAGGCCTCTACAATGACGTTCTGCTTCAAACGGCGGGCTATACAAAAGCCTATGAGGAAATGAATGGAACGAAAATACACGGCCGGTGGGCGATCCGAATTGAAAAGCGCGATGAAGACGAATTTAGAGCCGATATGGACGAGAAAGGAAAGCCGAATGAAAAATATGTTGCTTTCGAACCAGTTTATCTTGATAATGATAAAGGACAAGTAGATAAAGATTACAAGGCGTTTCTGAATTTCCATGAAGGTTTTTTGTGGGATAAAGAAACGAAGGATTTTTTTAAGAAATCGCAACCCGAAAACTAACATGAAAAAGACAATCCAAAATGGAAAATCAAATGGATCCCCGCCAAATGGCGGAATGGCTTGCAGAAGTGATCAAGGGCATAGTTCTTTACCCGGAAGAAGTTTCCGTAGAGGCAAAAGAACCGGACGAAATGGGAGTGCTTTTCACGGCGAAGGTGAACAGCCGCGACGCCGGCCGAGTGATCGGCAAGGGCGGGCAGAACGCAGCAAAAATCAGAGCAATTCTTGACATCGCCGGATTTCACCACGGCATCAGGGCATCTTTGAAAATCGATGTCCCGGAACTGGAAAAAAGGTCGTAATTATTAATATCGCAACCCGATAAATTAAAATAAAATTATGGAAATTGATCCAAAATTAGGCATCGCTTTGTTTAACCTGCACTCCGGCTTTTTCGTGCCAACAGAAGATGAAAAAACCGAAGAAGAAAATGAGCAAATGAACGACGCTGCTGAAAAAGCCGAAGAAAAAGACGAAGAATCTGTATAGTTTTATTCTCTTGGAAATATCATTGGGGTGCGTTCAATAGTTCGGAACAGGCCTTTCGACGGGCCTCCCGATGCAAAGAACTTAAGTGCTATTGAACCCCCGCTGATGTTTCCAAGGATAAGAAAATTATGATTCAGCAAACATCATTGAAGGCATATTTTGAAGAAGTAAAACCGACTTTAGGAAAACGCCAGAAAGTGGTTTTAGAAGCATTTAAGTGTAAAGAAAATTTTACTAATACCGAATTAGCTAACTTCCTTCAATGGCCCATAAATTGCCTAACACCGAGAGTTTTTGAATTAAGAGAAAAGGGATTAGTAGAAGAAATAAAGCGCCGGCCTTGCAAAGCAACGGGTCGAACGGCGATTGCGTGGGGATTAACAGAAAAAGGAATAACGAGTTTGTAAACATGGCACAGGGAAAACGCAGAATGTTTAGTTTAAAAGTTATTGATACGGATGAGTTTTTAGATATGCCGCAAAGCACGCAACTGCTTTATTTTCACTTATCGTTGCGCGCCGATGACGATGGATTCGTGGCAAATCCTAAAAGAATACTCAAAATATCCGGCTCAAACGATGATGATATGAAAGTTTTAACGGCTAAGCGATTTGTTATTCCTTTTGAAAGCGGAATCTGTGTAATCCGGCATTGGCGCGTTCACAACTATATTCAAAAAGACCGATATGAAGAAACGCAGCATTTAGAGGAAAAAAGCCAATTAGGGCTAGCGAAAAATAAAGAATATTTATTATCAAGTGGTAATAGTGAAAATATGTCTTTATTAAAGGATAATTCAGAATGTATACAAAATGTAAACAAAATGGACGCACAAATTAGATTAAATAAGATTAAATTAGGTAAGGATAAAGAAGAGGAAGCTCCCTCGGAAAAACCAAAGAACAAAATATCTTATCTTTTAGAAATCCCAGAAGAAGACTTAAAAGAGTTCTCCGAAAGATTTAATATTACCGAAGTGCAAATCAAAGACAAGGCCGAGGATCTACACCTTTATTGCCAATCAAAAGGCAGAAAATACAGCAATTACAAATCTTTTCTCTTAAACTGCTTAAAAAAAGATTTCGGCGTAAAACCAAGCAAAATAACAGATAAATACAAAAACATATGATTAGCCTAATACCCCTAAAAACTAAAAATATACCGGCGCGTTTCCAACATTCCGCATATTTAGACGTTTCCAAAGAACTCCGCGATAAATTCGAACAAATGAGAAAGATCCGCAAAGGTCTTTATATTTGGGGTGGAGTAGGAACCGGCAAAACTCACCTGATTTATGCTTTAAGCCAAATAAACATAGACGATTGGAAAGGATTGGAAGTAATGATTTTCAACACAACTGATATGCTACGACAGATAAAATCCCAGTTTGATCAGCCCGCCGGGAATTATTACGATGATTTATTCGCTCAAATACTGCAATTCAAAGGACTTTTGATTTTAGACGATCTCGGCAGCGAAAAACTAACAGAATGGGTTCAGGAAACCTTTTACCTGATAATCAACAAGCGCTATGAGGAAATGCTGCCGATGATTTTTACAAGCAATTTTAAAATATCCGATTTAGCCGGAAGGCTCGGGGACCGGATAGTGTCGAGAATTGTGGAATCTTGCGATATTGTAGAATTAAAAGGTGTGGATAGGCGTTTATCTTAATAAAAGCCGTTCAAAAATGAATAATTTTAATCTGAAAATTCAAGGCGGAAAATTATTTTTTGAAACCGAAGAAAAGAAACAGAATTTTTGGTATTTATTCAACCGTGAGATTGGAAAGTGTTGTAATGGAAAATATCAAATGAGCATTGAGAGGATTAAAAGCAAGCGGAGTGATAATCAAAATCGTTACTATTGGGGCGCCGTTCTGCCGGAAATTTCAGCTCATACCGGACACACAATAGACGAATTACACGAGATTTTTAAGCGTTTATTTTTGCCTCCGATCGTGGTAAAATATAGAGGTCGAGATATAAAAATGCCACGTAGCACAACGAAATTAGGTAAAGGAGATTTTGTGGAATATATAATGCGTATTTCTGCCGAAGCCGGACAACTTGGAATTACTTTGCCGGATCCAGAAGATTATTTTCAAAGTCAATTCAAATGACACCTGAATTAAATAAAATTTATCAAGGCGACGCATTGGAAGTTTTGAAAACTTTTCCGGATGAATGTATTGATTCCGTGATTACTTCGCCGCCATACTGGAAACTTCGGGATTACGAAGTTAAGGGTCAAATTGGTCTAGAGGAATCAGTGCAAGGATATTTAATCCGTTTGGCAGAAGTTTTTTTACAGGTTAAGAGAGTTTTGAAATCAACCGGAACTTGCTTTGTGGTTATAAGTGATACTTATTATGGCGGTGGACGGAACAAAGGAAATCATAACCCGAAAATAAAATCAAAATCGGTGCGCGGATTAGTAAATCTTGGAGATACTGTTCCGGGACCTCGGGGGCCGGATAGAAGTCTGGCTTTAGTGCCTGAACGATTTGCGATTGATATGATGGATAATGGTTGGCTGGTTAGAAATGTTATCATTTGGCATAAGCCGAACTGTATGCCGTCAAGCGCCAAGAATAGATTTACCGTAGATTTTGAATATGTTTTTTTCTTCACGAAATCTAAAAAGTATTTTTTCAAAACGCAGTTTGAACCATTCCAAAGTAATGATTATGATCGGGCGCGCATGGCCCGGGCAAGAACTGAATATGGAGGCAAGTGGGCGAAAGAAAGTGGAGGCGCCATTAAAACTCAAAGAGCTTTTGTGGCCGGCAATAAAGAAGGAAGAACTAAAAGATGTGTTTGGAGTGTTGGAACTCGCGCTTCTGGCACAGAACATTATGCTACTTATCCGGCCGATTTAATTATTCCGATGATAAAAGCCGGATCACCGGAGGAAGGAATCGTTTTAGATCCTTTTATGGGGACAGGAACTACGGCTATTGTTGCTAAACAACTTAACCGGAAATATTTGGGAATAGAATTAAATTCTAAAGATATTAGAACGGCTAACCAAAGATTAAGACAAGATTTACTTTTATGATATGCCAAAAATAAACGCAAAGAAGAAACCAACACTTGCTAAATTGAAGAACAAACTCTGGCCGATTTTCTCGTTGTATATCCGCACGAGAGATTGTTTAAAAACAACCGGTTGTGCTTCATTTGGACTTTGCATAACCTGCGGGAAAAGATACCATATCAAACTTTTACAGGCCGGCCACTTCATTCCGGGAAGACATAATGCCAATCTGTTCTCCGAAAAAGGAACGAATGCTCAATGCTACAACTGCAACATAAATCTTAAAGGCAACACGCTTGTATATCGGAGAAAGATAATTGAGATGTATGGATTCGGAGCTGATGAAGAATTAGAGAGAGAAGATAAACAGATTAAAAAATTTCAGGAGTTTGAACTTTTAAAAATGATAGAAGACTATAAAAATAAAACTAAAACTTTATTGGCCTCATTAGAAAAATAAAATGAAGATATGAGAGAAGAAAAACAAAAGAAAAATCCCCGTGAGATAAAAGGTTGGGCAATAATATATAAAAAAACAGGAGAGATTTGCGAACTTCCCCACGAATATTCCGATGGGATGCTTATTTATAGTTATGATATTTTTATTGATAAAAAATCGGCAGAAGTTGAAAGAAATAAATCTATATTATCAAAAGTCGTTCCTGTTCTTATCAAAATAATTGATTAAAGAGATGAAAAAACAAAAGAAAAATCCCCGTTTTCCCGCCAAGTGAAATAAAAGTATGAAAACATTTTGGGAAATATTTAATATATTCTGTATATTCTGGGGAATTTTAGGTTTGTTTTTATTCATTATAGGCGAGATTTCTGTAAGCAGATTGATTTGGATGTTATGTATAGGCGGAATTGGTTTAATGTTTTTAATGACCGCTAAAAGAGAGATACTTTTTGATTCCAGTTATTCTGGCTGGAGAGATATAAATGAAATTTCGTTTATTGAAAAAAATAAATAAAAATATGGACATCCACACAAAAACCGACCCCGAAACGAAATTACAACTTATCGTAATCAAGTTGGACGATTTGGAAAAGGATATAGAGATTTTAAATTCAAAGATAAAGGAAATTGATAAATCTTTCGGTGGTTTGTCAATAAGTGAAATCGCCCATGAAATTAAAGATGTTGAAACTCGCCCGAGTGTGGAGAAATTAAAGAAAATTAATCCCCCTAACCCTATGAAAAAAGAAAAGAAAACAATCTACATTTTGGACTATAAAATCAAATGGAAACCTTTCAAAGAGTTGCACGATAGGATAGTCAAAGATTCGGGGCCGACGCCAGAACACGTAGAAAAAATCTTATGGTGGTTATTAAGGGAAAGAAGGATTTATTGCTGGTTTGCGGAAGATATGCCTAGCGATATGGGAATTGGTTTGAAAATTCCGCCTCGATACAAAAAATGGAAAACGGAAATTATAACAAACTTTAAGAAAGCCAAAAAGGAATGAAAACAAGAAAGAAAAATCCCCGCGAGATAAAAGGTATGAAAAACAAAGAGATGAAAAAAATAAAGAAAACTTATATTGTGGAATTAGAAATAATAGAACCCTATGATGAGATTGAGGTGCAGGCATTTAACATTAAAGAGGCAAAGAAAATAGCTGAAAAAGAAATGAATCCAGAATATCAAATTACTGATATTTATTATCAAAATAATTGATTAAAGTTATGGAAAGAAAAATAAAAAAATACGATAGCAATATAAGATGCAATAACTGTGGAGTAATAGTAGAAAATTATAAAAGCACTAATGAAAGTGTCATTATTAAAAGCTATCAAATTGTTTGTAGTTTATGTTGGAAGCAGATTGAGCAAAGAAGTAAAGAAGTTGAAAAAAGATTAGTTAAGCTTGAAGAAGAAGTTTTTTCTGATTGGATTTGTGATAACTGTGGGAAAAAGGCAACCTTTCAAACTGGAGAGAATAAGGAAGGTGAAATAGCAAGTTGGTGTTCTAATAAATGTCAGAAAGCTTATACCCATCAAGATAAGAGAGAGATAAAAAAATGAAAACAAAACCCTGCCATTCCTGCACCAATTCCCACGAAACCGACTCTACGGGAATAAGTTATTGCGAAAAGTGTCGAGAAAAATTAACTAAAAAATATATGAAAAAAGAAAAGAAAACAATCAAAAGAATAAAAACGGGAAACAAGATAACCGATAAGCTCTATGAGGCGGTAAGGGATTATGTTGAAAGTAAAGGCGGAACAGTAGCTGTTATTGGAGGCATTGCTCTTGTTCAAGAAAACCCCCTGCAAAAGTTTAATTATGGCGTAATGGTGCGGATTACTGGTAAAAAACCAATACAACCCCCATTAACAATTAAAAGATGAAAAATAAAGAGATGAAAGAAGAAAACAAAAGAAGCAAATATTGGAATGAATTAGTGGAAGTTTTGGAACAGGAATTTCCAAAAGGCGAATGTAAAGAAAGAGGAGGTGCTTTAGTTTTGCTTTCTTATGCGGAAATGGCTCTTCAAAAACAGAAAACCGAACTAGAAAAAGCGGCGAGGGAGGAGATTCTGGAAGAATATACCAACTGGCTATGTAAACACAATTATACCGACGCAGATGTTTATGCCGAAGAACCGAGAGCCGTAGATAGATTTTTAGAGGAAAAATACCTAAAATAATATGTCAGATTTTAATTTATTGAATAATTTGCCATTGGAGGCCTTGCCGATTGAGAAAAACTTTAAATTGAAAATTTACGCCATTGTTTCCACGCACAAGGATATTCCGGACGAAGCCATCAGGGACAAAATGATTTTAACGCTCGTGCTTACTTATGATTTGCCGGCTGCTCTGGTGGCCGTGGAAGAAGGAATAAAAGAAGCCGGGCGAGCCATTTCTGATTACAATTTGACGCGAATGCTTATTGAAAGGAATGCCGATAATTTAATTGATTTTAGATCTGTTCAAGCATTCGCTTCGCCGTTGCCTGAAACAAAAGAGATTAAGATCCAAAAAGGCAAGCAGGAAATGATCGCTTATGTAAGATACATTTTCGACAAAGCCGGAACGCCGGAAGAAAAGGTCGTTTGTGAAAATGTTGTGGCTAAATATGAGAAAATAAAAAATGCTTGATTGTAAAGACGAAAAAGGAAATTATTGCGGCCGTTGTTGTCGGTTCATGCTTATCGAAATAGCCGATAAGGTTTCAGATGATTGGTTAAAATGGGCAAGGTTTCATTTTTTTACCGTAAGTTCAGAGAGGTCTAAGTTCCACATTTTACGATTAGAAGATAGATATTTCTTGAGAATCAATGAACCTTGTTTTTACTTGGGGAAAGATAATACTTGTCAAATTTACGAATACCGGCCCCAAATGTGCAAAAACTTCCATTGCGAGGATCTGAAATTTAAGCACGTTAAGCATTTACTTCAATGAATAAAATAATTGTTAATTGTTGTTCCTGCGGAAATCCGGTAATGCAATTAGAAGAAGAAAAAGAATTTGAAGTGAGGACACGTTGTGGAAATTGCAAGGCAGACCAGACAATTATCTCCGAAAAAGTGTTTCAAATAAGGATAATTCCGATAGAGAGGTTATCCACTTCGAGACATTTGACACAGAAAGTCAAAATCGTGGTATAGTTAAGGTGTTCGAAGTAATCGAACTTTGATAGACGAATCTGCTGATACGTCGGCAGCGTGAATCGTATATTCCGGTTCTTACAGGGCCGCCATCTATCAACTTGTAATTTTTTATTGCAGGTTGAATTAAGGATAGGCGGATTTTTTATTTACTTCTTAAATTCGGTTCTTTTAAAAATTTAAGAAAGCAGGGAAAGCGAAGAAAACGTCCGGCATCAATTTTATTTTCATAATAAACAGCCGGGCCAATTCAAAAGCCCAACTGAAATCTTAAATTGAAAAGGTCGATGGCAACGTTTTACGACGGGTTGCGACCTCGAAAGAGGAAATCCTATTGTGAAACGCCAAAAAGAATCGAATTTAGGACGCAAATATGCCAAGAAAAATTATAATAATTCTTTTAATAGCATTAGCGATAGCAGTCGTGTATTTTGTGTATTGGAATTTAACCCGCAACATCTCAAACGAAGACATCCAGCCGAATTCTCAAACCGAACCGAATTATCAATTCACTCCGCCGATCGGTGGAATGGACAAAGGATAAAATGTTTTTAACCGAGGAAAAACAAAAAGAAGTCAGGAAATTATTCGCGGAAGTAGTCTGGCGCCACATCGGCAGAGAATACGGATGCCGAGTAGAGTTCTTTGAGCAGGGGGAAAATGTTATTACAAAGTTTTCACTTTTAAAACTTTTGCTCTTAAAAGAGCCGGAAGAAATCCTAAACATTCAGAACCTAATGACTCCGCAAGGCTTTCAAGATTTAGAAGATCGGAAAGGTTGGACAGCTTGGGCAGTGGAACACGCGGAACTGATGAAAAGGTTGATTATTGAAAAAGCGGCCAAATCCAAGCAAAACTGGTTTGAAAGGTTTTTTTGGAATAAATGACGCACGAGGTTGCGTCAGGTCGAATTAAAAATTAAGAGTTGATATAGATTATATGCTACAAGGAATTGATTTTCAAAAAATAGAAATTGAGCAGAAACCAGACCCGCTTCTGTCAAAGACAATCGGAAAACAGGAGATTTATTTATTGAGAATAGGAGATTACTTCGCCTGGCTATGGAAATATAATGGTAAGAATTACGGCGATTATATCCGATTAGATGAAAAAGAAGATCTAAATGACGAATCATGTCAGGAATCTATCGCAAACATCTTAAAAAAGCAGGCAACCGAAAGTATTTTAGAACTTCTAACCGGAAAAACTTCAGCAGACCAAATATTAGAAAACGCAGATAAAATGTTTGAAGAAAAATTTGGTAAAGAAGTATAAAAAGATTAACGGCCGCCGGCTAACACGAGAACAGCGTATTAAATATAAACGACATGGGAAAGAAGAAACAAAAAAAAGAGAAAAGAGTTGATATGCGGATTGAAAAAGCGAAAATTAGACAAAGACCGATACTGAAAGAAATCTCGGATACTCTCGGAAAATCAACGATTATAAAAGCGGGCAAAAAACAAAATTATAAAGAGTCATATTTGAAAGCTGGACAGATACATAAAACAAAAGCATGGAACGAATTACTTGAAGAAGAATTGCCTGACAAAGATTTAATGAAAGTCCATAAAGGATTACTGAAACACAAAGATTGGAGAGCGCGCGACTCGGGATTGGATAAAGGTTATAAAATTAAAAAGCGATATGGAATTAACGGAGTCAAATTCACAAGCAAGTGGCAGGGACGTCCTAAAGAAGAGATTGTTGAATTTATCCTCGGAGACCTTGATTGAGAAAGCCGAAGCGAAAGAGGCTTTATTGGAAAAAGACAGACAGGAAGCCGCACAGCATTACGAACCGAATGAGAAAGCGACAGAATTTATTAAAATAGTCGGACAAGGAAGTTCTTTTATAAATCTATTCGTGGCGGCTAACGGAGTGGGAAAGACGGCCACCGGTTGCAACATCGTCGCGAATATCTGTTATGGTCCGCAGAATAAGTATTTTGAATATCCTTTTTACCGGAAATTTCCCTATATGAAACGAGGCAGGATAATTTCAGATCCGACAACGCTGAAAGAAAAGATAGTTCCTGAATTAAAGAAGTGGTTGCCGGGCAGTTATTCCTTAACCTTTCCTGAAGCCGAATACGAAACCGCGAAAGAAGGAAAGAATTACGAAGCTAAATTTATCACAAAGACCGGCTGGGAAATTGACTTAATGAGCAACGAACAGGATGCGAAAGAGTTTGAATCAGTTGACTTGGGTTGGATCTGGTTTGACGAGCCGCCATCGCAAGCGATTTACAAAGCATGCTTGGGCCGGACAAGATTAGGTTGCATTATCTTCTTTACCTTGACTCCTTTATTCCACACCGCTTGGGTTAAAGACGAGATTATAGATAAGGCTATTGATGTCGGTGCCGATTGGGTTGAAGCGGAAATAGAGGACGCATGCAAATCTCACGGAGTCCGGGGACACCTTGAACACAAAAACATTCTGCAAATGGTAAACGCCATGACCGAAGACGAGAAACAAGCCCGGGCGTTCGGAAAGTTCGGACACTTAATCGGCAGAGTGCATAAGAAATTCAGCCGCAAGATTCATGTCATCCGGCCGTTTCCGCTCGACGAAAAAAGATACACGGTTTATATGGCGCTTGACCCTCATCCACGAATAGACGATCACGCTTTGTGGCTTGCGGTTGACAAGAACGGACAGAAATATATTTGCGCGGAGTTATTAAGTTCCGGAACGACAAGAGAATTATTTGAAAGAATCAAAGCAGTTGAGATAGCCGGCCATTACCGGATGCGGGACAGAATAATAGACCCTTCCGCTTTCACGGATGACCAGCACCAAGAGGAAAAGAGCGTAGGCAGCCGATTGCACGATTTGGGAATGTTCTTTATTAAAGGCAGTAAAGATTTACAGGCGGGCATAAAACGAACCAACGAGGCGTTTGACTATCAGATGATTTCAGGCGAAATGGTCAGGAAGCCGGAGATATTTATTTTTGACACCTGCTTCATAGCCATTAAACAGATTGAGGAATACGTCTGGCAGGAATGGAAAGGCAAAGGGGCCGATGAGAAACAGCCGAGAGCCACGCCAAGAGACAAACAGGATCACCAGCCGGAAAACCTGCACAGATTACTTCTGCACGAACCGCAATTTATTCTTTATCAATTATTCCAGCACATAGACGAAGAAGAAGTATTAGACCCTTACCCTAATCCAATGCGAGTATGAGGTGGCACAAGAAAAATTTAGAGGAATTTCTATTAACGTTAAACGAGCCGGAAAGAGAAGGCAATTACAGAATTATCAGATACCTTGACGGCGCGATAGAGAAAGTAAATCTAGGCCACGATTACAAACATTTTATAAAGCAGTTGAATTTAGAAGATTATGTTAAAAGGAGCAGTCGATACAACTAAAAAATGGCACGATAAGCATTCACAACAGCTAAAGCAACGGAAATTAAGAAATCTTCAGATTAAAATTGACCGGAGGAATTATAACCCGCAGAGATTGGCAGAACGTCATTATCGGAAACAAAGAGCAGAGATGGAAAGATATTGGGCGAATCTGAAATGGTATCAACGCGTTTGGATAAAAATTAAGTATTGGTTTAAGAAATGAAAACTATCAACTGTCTCGCTATCACTAATTATAAGCAATGTCCGATAACAATCCTGAACTTTGATTATTCATTCATTCAGTTGTTCGTCCACAAGGGAGTCTTTTATTACCGCCACGATTTCTTTAAGCCCTCAGTGTTCTATCGGATCAAATGGAAACTGGGAATTGCCAAATTTCCTTTCCCTCCGGAAGAACTGGCTAAAATGAAATCGGCGATATTACAAGACGCCTTTGGTAGAATAGACGAATTATTAACTAACCAAAAAAAGCAAAATGATTAAACCAACTAAATCAGTAATCGCGGCCGGAGGATTGCTTTTAGCATTACTTGCCGGTCTTGCTGGATATGGCATTGCTCCTTCAAATGGAGTCATTTCGGATAATGTAGTTATTCCGGAAGGTTGCCAGATTTCAATTCCTGAATATGGCACATTCTCTTGCGAGCAGGCAATCTCAATGGTGAACGATATTGCCCGCAGAAATACGGATGAAAGCCGTTTGCTTAGCCTGCAAAAGCAGGGAATCGCTTGTAATATCTACGGAGGCGAATTTCTTGCCAATCCTGCCAGTTGCGTGATTGACGGCGATACCTATTTGTGGGACGGCGACGCTTTCACGATTACCAAATCGCTAAATTAAAATAAATGGCGATAAGACTTTCACAACTAACGAGGAAGAAAAGATCGGAATTTACTTATCCGGAATTACTTGATGCGGAAAAAGAGATAAGGAAAATTCCCTTATCGCCGGGCGGGAAAAGGCCAACTTTGATTCGGGGAACGCAAGAATCTATTGAAGCGTTTGGAGAGAAGAATATGAAAGATCCAGAATTTAAACGGCAATTAAGAAAACTGCATGAAAAATATAAATTAACAGCTTATGCTTAATTTTGAAACCTATGCCAGCACCATTTAATAATTGTGTTAAAAAAGGCGGCCATGTCAGAAGCAAACGAGTGAACAAATCCCAGTATATTAAAATCTGTTTTCTCAACGGAAAGTCGTATCCGGGCGAAACCCACACTTATAAATCTCTTACGCAAAAGAGAAATAAATCTAAATGAGTGAGCAAGACAATTTACAAAGGCAGCGAATTTGACGATGTAGAATATCAAGAAGTTGAAGATGACAAGATTGTCACGAAGATTTTAAGCGTTAATGAACAGGCCAGGCTTTTAAGGCAGATAGACAAGGAATACGATGTTTGTTTCGGCGACACAGAAGCCAAACGGGCCAGTTGGTTGCTTCGTCTTAAACTCTACAATAATCAAAATCGCGACCAAGATTTAGTTGGCGAGCCTTTAATATTCACGATTTTCAATACCATTCACGCCGCGCTTTGGGATGACCGGCTTATGGTTAATTGGGAAGGCAGAGGAGGACAGGGCGACGAAGACGTGGAAGATAACCTGAACGCCTTATCCGTTTTTGACTACGACATAATACAGAAAGCGGAACTGGATTACGACTGGAACTGGGACGCTGAATTTTTCGGCAGAGGGTTGATGCTTGAAATGGATTTTAACCGCGATAAAGGAAAACAATGTCCGTCTCCGGAAGTGATTGATCCGACGACTTGGATACGCGATCCGAAAGCGAAATCGGTCAACGGCGATATGGAAGGCAGAGGGGCAATGAGATTCGGCGGATATGAAATCGGATTGTCTTACTGGGAGATGAAAGACAACCCGGCGTATTTCAATCTGGGTTCTATCAAGAAAGGGAAGGATTATAACTCTCTCAAAAACAAAGCGGCGGACGAAAGAGCCACGGCACAGGGACGCACAAGATTTGACACCAAAGAAGAAGCACTTGATAAGTCCGGCAATTACGAATTTATTTTGTTGCGCTGGTTCACCACATTCAAAGGCAAAAAGATAATGGTTGAATTGGGAAATCAGAGAAGCCTTGTCGTAAGAATTTACAAGCTCGGGGACCTGTGGCCGATCATTGACCGCGCTTTATATCCCATAGCACACGATTGGGACGGCGTTTCCATTCCCGATTTAACGGAAGATAAGCAGAGATTCAAAGCAGTATTGCTTAACCTTGCCGGGAAGTCGGCTAAAGCCGATGTCCTGCCGAACTATCTCTACGACGCTTCAAGAATCACTAACAGAAAAGATTTGAACTTTAAATTTAATAAGTTTATTCCGGTTCAAGGCAGAGTTGATAATGCCATAGTGCCGTTTCAGAAATCCACGATGCACCAATACGTCAATGTGATTATGGATATTCTTGACCAAGCGGCCCAGAAAGCTACGGCCACGCCGGAAATCCAGCAAGGCATACAAAGCAAAGAACAGAGAACGCTTGGCGAATTGCAATTAGTCGCTTCAAAAGTTGACACCCGCTATTCGATGAGCGCGAAACTCTACGGATTATCAGAGGCGAAATTCTGGCGGCAATGGTATTGGCTTTATAAAAAGCATTTCAAAGAAGGAATCGACGAAAAGATTATAAGGATTCAGGGAGTATTTTCTCCGATATGGCGCCCGCTTACACGCGAGAACATAATTGCCCACGTTGATCCTGACGTGAAGATAGAAAGCAAGATTATCTCGGAAGCCAAGAGAGAAAGAGACAGGCAATCCTACTCCGCGTTTGCCGGACTTGCTTTGCAGGATCCGACGAACAATCGGCGGTTCATTCAAAAGAAACTGGCCAAACTTCACGGTTTTACCAAAGAGGAAATTGATATGACTTTCCCTCCAACCGTTGACGAATTGCAGGCCGAAGAAGAAAACATTTTGATTAACAATGATAAAGCCCCGGATATAAGCATACGAGACGATCATCAGACGCATTTGGCGATTCACGCCAAAGCGAATTTGAATGCTGCTTTAATGGCTCACATAATACGCCATCGCAAGTTAATGGTGGAGAAAAGAAACATGCCGGAAGTATTTCCTCCGGCCGGAGAACCGCAATTTAACCAGCCGGGCCAACAGACACAGCAACCGCCGCGACAACCTCAACCAACAACACCAACAATGTAGTATAAGTAATTTATGCCAAAAGGAATTAAACAACTTTCAGCAGATTGGAAAAAGAATATCGGAAAAGCACATATTGGCATTAGACAGACACCAGAATCAATAGCAAAAATAAAGAAGAATAGAAAAGGTAAAGCATTAGGGAATAAGAATTGTGTAGGTAGGATTCCTTGGAATAAAGGAAAACCATATCTGGCAGTTAGAGGAGAGAAAAATTGGAAATGGAAAGGTGGTAAATCATTTGAACCTTATTCAATCGATTGGACGGAAACCCTTAAAAGAAGTATTCGGGAACGGGACAATTATATCTGCCAGATTTGTAGTCAATACGGAAATGAAGTTCATCATAAAAACCACGATAAGAAAAATTGCAATCCTGATAATTTAATAACGCTTTGTAAGAAATGCCATTCAAAACATCATTTAACACAATGAGAAAAACACCACAAACAATTCAGGCAATACTTCAAGCCAGCGCCAAATCGGAATTTTGGAAAATAATCTGCGAGGAGTTAGACGATAGAATTGAAAAACTTGAAAAAGAAAGAGACAGCGATTCCATAGCAAGCCTTCCGGCAGACGCTTACAAATTGGCTATGGAAAATATCAAAGACAAGATAACGCATTTGCATGAGTTGAAAGAACTGCCGAAAGAAATAATCCAGCGCCTTGACAACCCGGATTTAGAGGATGAGGAGCTTGATCCTTATCCGAAAGAGTGAGGATTCAATGGTGAGTGTGTATTAGTATAGTGGTCTAATATTCCGCGAAAGCGGAGACAAGAGTTCAAATCTCTTATACGCACTTACCCTTGAGTCCTTACGACTCAATCTGTCCGTTTTATTTGTTTCTCGCCGTTTCAAATAAAGCGTGCAAAACAAAAATATGGCAGACGATAAAATCGTTTCCGATGACGAAGAAAAAGTCATCGAGGGGGGCGAACCTAAGCCCGACAAAAAAGAGGGTGATACAGAAATCGAACCGAAAGAAGAAGAAACAGAAATTCCGGTCCGCACAAGCACTTTTCAGCACATCATCGCCAGAAAGAACAAACAGATAGAAAAACTGAAGGCCAAAGAGGAGGAGGAAGAAGAACTGACACCGGAAGCAAATGAAGCATTGGACAAGAAACTGGATGAGCGATTCGCTCCTTTCCGTGAAGCGGAAATCACGAGAGAAACGGAAAGCCTTCTGAACAACCTATACGCGGATGAACCAGAAGCGAAAGACTTCGACAAACTTATCAGAAGATTCATGACCTTTGAAAAGAACGGAGTAAAGCCTTACGAACATATACCGCCCGCCGTGATTTATCATCACTTGGCGTTCGGTTCAGCAGAACAAACCGGCGCGAAGAAAAGAAGCGCGGCCGACATTGAAGCCAATCTTTCCAAAACAAAAGGCAGAGGAAACAGGCCAAAGACGGAAAAAACAGCAAGCGGATTGCCTTCTGTGGACGATATGGAAGAAATGTCAGACGCGGATTTCAGCAGAAAAATAATCGCACCGGCATTACAAAGTTAGTTTAATCGCGTCGTTTTCGCAAGACGACGCTCATAAAAAAACGGCACTATGAGTAATACAACGAAAACGCAGATTGCGGATGAAGTCAATTATGTATATAACCGCACTTTGCTTCAGGCGGCGCGTCCTTTCCTCACCCACACCAAATGGGCGCAGATAAGAGACATCCCCGCAAATAGCGGAACTGCTTCAATCAGATTCAGCCGCTATTCACTACTTTCAGCAAATACAACCGCATTATCAGAAGGCGTAACTCCCAGTGGAAGTCAACTAACAAGAACTTTCGTAAACGCAACCGCGCTTCAATACGGTGATTTTATCACCATCACCGATAAGGTTTTAATGGAAACTCTTGATCCTATCTTGACCGAAACTTCAAAACTTTTGGGCCAACAGGCGGGAAATTCCATTGACCAACTGACAAGGACGGTTTTGGCGGCAGGCACGACAATCCAATACGCTTCAACCGCAACCGCTACCAATGAAATAACCGCGAACATGCCCATCAGCAAAGCGGAAATTATGGAAGCGGTCAGAACTCTGCAGGGCAATAACGCGCAGAAGATGACCTCCATGATTGACCCCAAAACCGGCTACAATTCCTCTCCTATTCCTCCCTGCTTTGTCGGTATCGTTTCAGAAGACACTCTTTACGATCTTAAACTCATCACCACTTTCATCCCGGTTGAAAAATACGCGAGCAAGGAAGGATTGATGGAAGGCGAAGTCGGCGCTCTTGATGAAGTTCGCTTCGTCATGACCACGAACGCTTACGTCAATTCAGCGGCAGGAGCGAATAGCAACGATGTCCACTACACGATTATTCTCGCAGGCGACGCTTACGGAATCACAAGGATTTCCGGCAAAGCCCTTGAGAACATCGTTAAGCCTCTCGGATCAGCCGGTACAGGGGACCCGTTAGACCAGAGAAGCACATCAGCTTGGAAAGCGACATTTGTGGCAAAAATCCTAAACGAAGATTTCTTATTGGTTCTTCAGCATGGAGTGACTGCCTAATATTATTAGGTTTAATCGCTCATAAAAAATCATGACTAAAAAAGAAAAAAAAGAAGAACGGATAAAACCGGAAGCCGAACCGGAAAGAATAGAGAACAAAAAGGATGAATCGGCTAAAAAAGAAACAAAGCATTCTTGGTTTGCTTTTGAAGCCCCCGACAAGAATGGACAGAAAATAACGCATTATCAGGGGAAAGCCAAAGTAATGAGGGAAAAGTTGATGGAACAATCCGAAATCGTCACCTTTATTCCTCACGAACCGGGAGAAGCAAAATCAGTTCCGCAAATCGTCAATCTTAACGGCTACAAACTGAATATCCCGAAGAACACTTATGTTTCTTTACCTCATCAGATAGCGGAAGTAATCAGAAAAGCACACGCGCAGGTTGAAGCCGCTTACGCCGAAATGGACGCCCGTTTCGGTTTGGACAGGGACGAAAAATCAATCGACGCGTTATCTTAAAAACCTTTGGAGATCGCACTCCAAACTAAACTAAAAACTGAGTATGACCATAACATCAACTCAATCAATACAACCAGCCAGCGTCTGCAATGTCGCCGTTGGAAGATATATTACCGACGGAACGGCTGCGGCCATCACTATTACGGTTGGTTTCAAGGCAAGATGGATTAGAGTGATAAACCAGAACGCTTCAAGCTCGAGCTTTGAATGGTATGAAGGAATGGCTGCCGCTTCCGCGCTTAAACGCGCGTTAGCTGGAGATATAACCGTTGTTACCACAAACGGCATTACCGTTGCCGCCACCACTTTCATAATCGGACTGGATACGGATGTGAATGTAACGAGCGAACAGCTGAACTGGATCGCAATCGGATAAAACAAAAAACGCAATTATTAAGTAATTTAAATTCGACCTATGAGCAAAGAAAATAAATTTCTGTTAACGGCTGGTATCGTGTTTGCTCTTCTGATCTCTGTTACGGCCAGCGCCTATGTCTATCAGAGAGCGAGCTACACCAGCAAATACACCGTAGTCGCCACGCAGCAGCAGGAGGAAGATACCGCCGCCGTAATCACGGTCGCTACCTCCACCACGTTTGGCATGCAACTTATTGATGTTTCCAACGTCAATATGTTTCCCCATCCGTGGTCAGGAGAAGTCCGTATTTCAAGAATTGAGATCGGATGGGAATCTCTTACTAACGCGACCACCACTTTGAAATTCGGTGTGATTGCTTCCACTACTTCAAGCGGAGTGTATCAGGACATAAGTTATTTCGACACGGTTTCTTTCAGTAGTAATGGTCCTGGGGGTTCGACATATTATGATCCTTACCAAAGAGTGGTCTTGGATTACGGTCTTTCTACGATGAAACTCGGACTTAACGGAGCTACCACAACCGGATTCATCACCAACGATAAGGATTCAAGCAGTTCTCTTTTCGCGACTTCTTCCACAATGGCGGTAAGTCCTATGGGAGCTTACAAAAGTTATCCCGGAGTTGGCGATCTTGTTGTGAGAATCTATGGGCAGACCGGTTTGGCAACCACCACTATCAGAGCTTTCTACCACGTTAAGTAACCGGTTCTTTACGGGGCTTGGCTCTCTGCCGAGCCTCGAATAAGGGCGGGTTGCCCTTTTATTAGTTAAATTAAAAGATGTGAATGGAGCAGAATTAAATAGTCTAATAAATTTCAAGTGTGGCACGAATGATACTACTTTTACGCCAGCAAATAAACTTCCACTTGTAAAAACTTTCAAAGATGAAATTTCCTCATTGATTACCGAGAAAAATCCGATGATTTTTGCCGTGCCTGCAACGGATAGCCTTGTGGCGGATCAAAGGTCTTACGCGATACCGGATGACCGACTAAATAGCCTGGTTAAGATTGAGGTTAAGTTTTCCGCCAGCGATTCCCGTATTCCTCTTGTCGCAATAAAAGATTACGAAGGTTCGGAAACGGAAAGCGAAATTGTAAAAGATTACGCCAATGTTTTAGGAGAATGTTTTTACTATATCCGGCGCCGCGCGATACAAATTCTTTCAGGAACTATCTCGGCCGTTACGAACGGATTGAGATATTGGTATCTGACTTATCCGGCAAATCCGATTATAAGCGGCACGGGAAGCACTACCGATATGTCCGTTGACCCTTCAACCACAACGCACGGATTCCCCCGCCAATTCCACGAACTCTTGGCCCGGCGCGTTTCTATCGAATGGAAAGGAAGCAGACCTAAGCCGATACCGCTTAATGAAACGGAAAAGAATTACCAGAATGATTTGGAAAGGCAATTAAACGCTATCGCGCGAGAAGATTTAAATTTGGAAATTGTCGGCGAACTTCCGCCTTCGGCGGATTTATACGATGACGGATTTTCATTATAAATATGGCAACCATTGAAGCAAAACCTACAAGCACTCCCACATTGGAGGAAAAACCGAGAAGCGGAACTTTAAAAAGCCAATCCACCGGATTCGGACACGGAACTTTCGGTTCAGCAAGATTTGGCGAAACTTCCGGATACGAAACAACTAAAGAGCCGAAAGTGGCGGAATCAAGCACTAAAGAATTAAAAACTTAACTTTATCAATATGAAATTATTACGAAATAACATTTTATCTTTTATTGTCTTAATTCTGCTTTTTGTAGGATTTGGGTTTGCTTTGGCGAATACCTTTCCGACTACAGAGAATGTCGTTGAAGATGGCGATGTCATAGAGTCGGAAATGTGGAATGCCCTTGAAACTCGTATTGGTGCTAATGCCACTACTTCAAAATCAACTCTGACCTATCAGGTGAATACCTTAATGGCCACGACTTCTTTTCCTCAATTAAGCACGATCGGCACTATTACTACCGGCGTATGGCATGGAACTTCTATCGAGGATGCTTATATTCCTGATGATATTACGATTACCGGTTATCTTTCGCTTACTTCCTGGTATGCGACCACTACTAACGGTTTAGATGAGGGTTCAATAAATAAATATTGGTCTAACACTCTTTGGGACAACAGAATGGCGGCTTCCAGTTCAATCGCTTCAATTATCACTCTTTCAAATCTTTCAATTACTAAAAGCCAAGTTTCGGATTTCGGAACTTATGAAAATCCTTTAACCTTCAATTATCCTCTTTCCCGTTCGGTCAATGCTATTTCAATCGTAGCTACTTCTTCAATGGCGATAAAAACTTCGGATTTAGTTGAAAACGTAAACCTGTTTTACACCGACGCTCGTTCTAGAGTCGCGATTTCTTCTTCGGCTACAGGTTTAACTTACACTTCCGCTACGGGAGATTTCTCTCTAACTTCAGGTTATCTTATTCCAACTACTGCTATGCAGACTTCTTGGAATAATAAATGGGATTTGGCCAGTTCAACAATCGCCAATACTTCCTTAACAAATTCAACTATCGGCCTTACTTCTTCGGGAAGTATTACAATCGGAACTTCGCTTATCTCTTTGGGCGGGACTTCGGCGCTTAATCTTAATATGGCACAAGCGAATACTTGGACAGAACTTCAGACTTTCACCAACGCTTCTACCACTGGCACTTTAACTATCAATCAAATCTGCAACGGACTTGGAGAATGTTGGGATACGCCTGGATTTGAAGGAAGCCAAGTTAATTTTTATCCCAATAACGATACCTCCGAAATTGGAATTTATGAAGATATGCTTACTTATCCAAAAGGTGCTGTCGCTATTGATGAGTCTTGTGGGGCTGACTCTGATATAGCAGGCGGTTATTGCACGATAGATACTTATATCTCGACTACCACCGATATTGCTATCTTAAATTACCCCGCAGGACTAACAAGAATTAGAGCTTATACTTATGTTGATTCTCCGAGTGGAATATCAAAACTTGAATTTAACGGTTATAAGAGAGATTCCGCAGGAGTGGAATCCTATATCGGACAAGCCACTACTACTGAAATAAATTCAGCATCTGTCGCTGAATTTATTGCTAATTTTATTGGACTTACTGACTTTCCTTTTAATTCTGATGGAACAGACCGACTTGTAATGGTTGTTAAGGGCTGGACAGATTCAAATCAAGCAAAAACAATCCATTGGACTTATCAAAATAATAACTATTATTCTCACTTTGAATCACCGATTACGATAGCTGACGAAGGACTTGCCAGAACATACGCCGATGAAACTATTACGGGTAATTGGACACATAGCGGAAAATTAACTATGGGCAACGCTTCCACTACCCAAATCGGTTCCACTGGCTCCGCTTATTTCGCCACTTCCAACGGCAACGTCGGCATCGGGACGACGACGCCGGGGGCGTTGTTGCATGTAGCGGGGAATATTAGATTGTCGGGGAATTTATTAGATACTAACGGCAACATCATATTTGCACCAGAGGAACGGGCGGGTGCGGTAA